GAGATTCAGCTTGTAATAAATACGCTAGAGATTCTAGACCGGAATCTGATCTGTGGAAAGATGTTCTTCGGGCAGAAGAACATTACAACATTCAGGCCAAGGGACAAGATCATGATAAAGCAAAGCCTATTGTTCAGCAGATTATGTCTGACTATGAAATTGAATATGTTAAGCAACTAGAACCTACATTTGTAGAAAACTATGTAAAATGGGCTTCTAGCTTAACTGATGCGGCTAAACAATATCATCAAGCTGGTGCATTTGTAATTCTTAGTGCCCTTATTTCTGGTTCTGTTACGCTTCCTACATCATACGATAAGATCATTCCGAATCTGTGGTTTATGATTTTGGCTGATACAACGTTGACTCGTAAGTCCACAGCAATGGACATTGCTATGGATTTACTTGAAGAAGCTAGCGCAGATGCGGTTATGGCTACAGATGGTTCTATTGAAGGAATGCTTGCAACTTTGGCAGTAAGGCCTAAGAAACCATCAGTGTTTTTGCGTGATGAGTTTTCTGGACTAATCGAAGCAATTCTTAAAAAGGACTACCTGGCTGGAATGGCGGAAATGTTTACCAAACTTTATGATGGTAAACTTATGAAGCGTATTCTTAAACGTGAAGTTGTGGAGGTTCGCGATCCTCGGCTGATTATTTTTGCTGGTGGTATTAAAAACAAAGTTACAAGTCTTTTATCATACGAGCATGTATCGTCAGGGTTCATCCCTAGGTTTGTTTTTATTACAGCAGAATCTGATCTTAGCAGAGTTCGTCCATTAGGCCCTCCAAGCACAGTAAGCGAAGGCGGACGCAATAGAATCCTTGAACAGATTAGAGCTATTAAGGAGCACTACAATAAGGTAGCTTTGTTAACTGTGGGAGGCCAGGAAACTGCACTAGAAGTTTCTAGTGATTTTCAAGCATATCTTACAGAAGAAGCTTGGCAACGTTATACTAATCTTGAATACGATCTCTTAAAATTCGGTACCAAAAGCTGGAACGCAATGTTGATGACTCCTGTTTTTGATCGTCTTTCTAAGAGCATTCTTAAAGCTGCTATTCTTATAGCTGCCAGCCGTCAAGTAGATAATGAGGCCACAGTTACTGTAACTTTAGACGATCTTCTCCGAGCTATGTCTTATGGAGAAGGCTGGAAAACGTTTGCAGAAGAAGTCATCATGTCTGTGGGCAATACAGCAGATGAGAGACTAGTCAAAGAAATCTACGATTTTATTAGTAGTTACGATCAAATGGGCGGGGCAAATCGTAGCCTGATTTGTCGTACATTTAAACTGCCAGCTAAGAGAGCGACAGAAATTTTCTCTACTCTTGAAGCTCATGGCCTAATTATGAAAGTGCCAGGAACAAGTGGACAAACCGTTAAATATTCAACACTCTGAAGCGGAAGCAATTTTTGACAATTATCTTGAATTGGATGAAGATGATCAAGCTTTAATTCAGTCAACAAATTTTAAGTATCTTCACTCTGAAGCTCTTAAGCAACTTTTACGCACAGCCGCTATTATTAAGTTGGAGTTTGTGAAGCTCTATACTATGGAGACCGAGCCCACAGTTAACATTGGGCCAGATTCATTGATAACCAAGGAGAACAATGTCTGAAGATCTTAGATTCGATAACGGAAGAGAGGCCCATTAATGCAAAAACGACTCGGTGCTGATTGCAATAATTGCCCATTACGAGCTAATCAATGTGTAGCTGAAACAGTTCCTAACGCGCGATTTATTGCTATTACTCCTGCTCCAACAGCTAATGATATCTTTCGTGGCATTCGTAACAGCGACAACATTAAGCTGTTCGAGAAGGTCCTTAATTTCCATGGCATCCCTAAGTCAGATTTTGACTACATTCCTGTGGTACAGTGCGGTGGTTTTAAGGATTTATCGACCACAGAAAAGACTAGAGCAATTAAGGCATGCTCAGGCTACGTTATAGATACAGTGCGTAATTCGAGTGCTGAGGCATGCGTCTCACTGGGCGCTGACGCCGCGCTGACGGCCGTCGGGTCGAGGGCCTGGCAGACATACAGGCCTGGTCCCGCTAGGCTACGTGCGGGCATCCTCGGCGTTCCTGTGGTACCTACAGCTAGTCCTCAATTGTGCATGGTGCAGCAGGACAAGTTTCCATTTTTAGTAACAGATATTGGGAAACTTGTTAACAAGGCGCCTAAGTTTATCGAGCCGCGCTTTATGGTTTTTGATGAAGAACAAGATGCTATTGCTTATATGAACAGACTGCTCGATCTACCACAGGGAATTGTAACTGTGGATATCGAGACGGCTATGGAGAAAGATTTAGCTTTTGAGCATCCTGAGCGTTTTGAAATGTTGTGCGTCGGGCTCAAATATAACGAGCAGCCTGTGGTAGTTCTAGCTCCTAGCGCTCTTACCACAGATGTTTATACTTTGATGCGTCTCATGTTTCTTAAACATGACGTACTAGCTCATAACGGCAAATTCGATTTGCAAGGTCTGCGTCCTCATATTGGCAAGGTCAATCTTGTGAATGATACTATGCTGGCGTCTTATGTATTTGATGAGCGTTCAGGAGTTCATGGACTTAAATATCTGTCTCAAGAATATTTGGGATCGCCTGACTATGATGCAGAAGTAAAAAGCTATATTGGCACCTCAAAAAACTTTGCTAATATCCCAGTACATATCCTGTATAAATACAATGCTTTTGATGTGTACTGTACATATGAGCTGCATAAGATGTATGAAGAACGTTTTGCTAACAATCCTGAATTACAGGAAGCTTATAATCTTTTGATTGAAGCTAGCAATATGCTTCAAGATGTTGAACATAGCGGTATGTCTGTGGACGAGGATTATTTAGATCAGCTTAGTGATAGATTTGAACGAGATACGGAGATTTCTAGGAAGAACTTAGTGTATCAAGCTTTAACATTAAGTGACGGTATCTTGTTTGATAAGAAGTTAGGATTCAACCCTAATTCGCCAAAGCAAATCATGGAGTTTTATGAAACAGTCGGAATCAAGATTAATTCGTCTAATGAAGAAACGCTCAATAAGATCATTGATTTTGACGGCGATGCTATTCCTGATGTTGTCAAAGATTTTTCGAAGCGTATTCTGGACCACCGTTCGAAAATTAAACTAGGTAAAACTTATGTCCAAGGAACAAAGGAACGACTCTACAAAGGACGAATCCATCCAAACTATCTTCTTCACGGCACAACTACCGGACGCTTGTCTTGTAGAAACCCAAATCTTCAAAACATCCCACGCAAGTCTCCTATCAAGCGTATGTTCGTGGCATCCACAGAAGAACGTGTTCTTGTTCAATCTGACTACAGCCAAGCTGAATTAAGAACACTATGCTGGTTAGCAGGAGATTCTTATTTCACACCTATCTTCAACGAAGGCATTCGGGACGTATTCGATGAGCTTGTTCCTGTGCTTTATCCGAACGTGAATAAGGACGACACTGAGCCGGATGCCTGGAAAGAAATGCGTACGATGGTTAAAACGTACGTTTATGGACTAGGATATGGTAGAACAGAATACGGAATTGCTAGGGGTTTCTGTATTCCTGTGGAGCTGGCGCGGGAGCACATGAAGAAGTTCTTTGAAGTTATTCCAGAAATCGTGAAATGGCAGTCTGATATTAAAGAAGCTGTGATTAATGGTGATGATTTGATTACGCCATTCGGGCGCCATCGTCGGTATAATCTAATTACAGCGGCTAATAAAGATAACCTCATGAATGAAGCTTTGGCTTTCCTACCACAGTCTACAGCTTCTGACATGACATTGACTGCGGCAGTCGAGTTCAATGGTTCTTCGTCTCATTTGGATGCTAGGATTGTGAACTTAGTTCATGATGCTATTATGATTGATTGCCCACGAGAGAATGTTGAAGAAGTTATTGATTTTGTAGAATCGTGTATGCTAGAATCAGCGCATTCTGTGGTAGGAGATTATGTTAGTTTTGCTGTGGCATCCTCATATGGAGAAAGTTGGGAAGATTTAAAGTGAATGTATTTGATGCGCCAAATATTCAGACAGAGAGATACATTAATCTGTACGCTGTCAAGGTGCTTAAGGTGGATCAGCTAACAAAGACTGCTACATTTAGCATTATCTTTGATGATGATCTAATTGAAATTAGTGAAGGCACGCAATTGTTTACGTTTCTCACAAATGTCCAACTAGAGAAAGCTCTGTTTAATGAATCCAGTTAATATCACTCCTCCACCTATTAATACAGCGGCTAATCCAGCAACAAAGATTCATGCGTCAGAAAAACCATCAATTCTTAAACTTGCTGATGCCATTATCAATGGACAGCGTGCTCAGGATTATGGCGATGTCAAAACTAGTTTCCAACAGATAGCTGATCTGTGGACTATTTATTTACAACATCATGTAACCAAGTTTGGTCATGTAGCTCTGTCTGCTACTGATTTTGCTAACCTAATGATTCTGATGAAAGTGAGTCGGACTCAGAATGGTTTTCATTTGGACTCATATATCGATATCGCTGGTTACGCTGGTTGCGTTGAGAAATTACAGGAGAAAAAATGAAATATTCCGTGTCAGGTACAAGCGTATCTCTAGCTAATGAAATTGTTGTTAACTGGAAAAAACTCAGCAATATGGACAGCTTTGAAAGAAAGGTAGCTTTAGCAGCATCAATTGAAATCCATATCATGGGCAAGAAAAAGCTGCTCAAAATGCTCAGAAAAAACGGTTATATAATTAGCGATTATCGGCAAGAAGTTAAAAATAATCTTCCAAGTATAATCGATAAATTGGTTCCTATAAAGAGAAACCATGATTAAATGGTATGGTGATAATTAAATGACAATTGGAACTATTTATGACAGAAAAAGTCATGAAGAAAAACATAGTGAATGCAAACATGAGTTTTTTGTTGTAAAAGATGACGGAACAGAATTTGCATTTTATGATAATGGGGCGGGATCAGCAAAAGTTGTTATGTATGAGTTTTGTTTCTATACAAAAGAAAGCTTCCCATATATAATTACATGTAGAGGCGTTGATAGGGTTGAGGGTAATTTGTGTGATTGTTGGTATAGATCAGAATGTTAAGGAGAACTGATGGAACAGATATTGTCACTTAATAACTATGCTGCTACTGTTTGGAGAATTACAGATGAAAAAGGTTTCCACGGTATTGGCAGGTCTCAGGTAGAAGATATTGCATTGATGCATTGTGAGCTTTCTGAGGCTGTGGAAGAGATTCGTGCAGGCAATGTTCCAATATATTATGTTCATGGTAAGCCAGAGGGTGTCGTAGTAGAGCTATTAGATTGCGTAATTCGTATTCTTGATTCTATTAAACAGCATTATCCTGATATCGATATTGACGAAATCATGGAAGAAAAGATTGAATACAATTCAGGGAGGCCTATTCTTCATGGTAAGCGACTATAATGAATATCTTGGCGTTTGATCCTGGCGGTACCACAGGTTGGGTGCTTTACTCTGATGAGACGATTGTTGGTGGTCAATTA